CGCAAGGCAATCGACGATCAGAACAAAGACCCCAAGTCAGCATCTGGCACCGTCGACCTGACCAGCTTCAACGACTCGAAAAACGCCCTCACTGGCATCCTGTCCGAGTACAAGAACGCCCAGAAGGAACTGGAAGCGGCGCAGAAGGCCGGCCTGGTCTCCCAGGCGGATTACCTGCTCAAGCGTCAGGCTATGATCGGCAACGAGCGCGACGAGGTCACCGCGGCTTACGAGGCGGAGATCTCGGCGCTCGAAGCGACCAAGGGAAAGGCCGGCACCTCGGCGGCCCAGCGCATCCAGCTGGACCAGAAGATTGCCGATGCCCGCGCAGCGATGGTCAAGGCACAGAAGGATGCCGACTCGGAACTGGCTGTGTTGGCCGCGAACGAGGAGGGCAGGCTCAAGAAGCAGGCCCAGGCTGTCAGCACCTATACCGGAGCCCTGCAGCAGCAAGTCGACACTTTGCGCCGACAGGGGCAGCGTGCGGCCGCGGGCCTTGGGCAGGGTGACCGGCAGCGCGGGCTGACCGACCAGCAAAACGGCATCGACGACCGCATCAACCAGCAGCGTCTGACCTTGGCCGACCAGTATGGCGATGGCTCCCGTGGCATGAGCCTCGACGAGTACAACCAGAAGCTGGCGGCCTTGGACAAGACTCAACGGGATCTGCAGGAAACGGCGATCTCCAACTACGACGAGATGACCGCTGCCCAGGGCAGCTGGAGTGCCGGCGCCTCGTCGGCGTGGCAGAACTACCTGGAGTCGGCTCGCGATATTGCTGGCCAGACGAAAAGCCTGTTCACCAACGCCTTCAGCTCCATGGAGGACTCGGTCGTCAACTTCGCCATGACCGGGAAGTTCTCGTTTTCCGACTTCACCAAGTCGGTGCTGGCGGATATGGCTCGGATTGCAACCCGTCAGGCGAACTCATCGCTGCTGAGTAGTCTCGTTGGTGCCGGAGTGAATTACTTCGCCGGTAGTGGTGCCGGGGCGACCTCGCCTGGCTCGACGCAGGCCGGCTATACGGGTAGTGATTTCTCGGGCTGGGTTTCTGGGCAGCGAGCTGCTGGTGGTCCTGTCGCGCCAAATTCTCTGTACGAGGTCAACGAACTTGGACCGGAGTTGTACAACGAGGGCGGTCGGTCATTCCTGATGACCGGGGCGAATGGCGGCAGTGTTACGCCGCTGACTTCTGGTGGCGGACCTGGCATCGCTGCATCGAGTGGGAGCAGCGCACCTGCCACCCAGATCAATGTGCAGGTCTCAGTGGCCAGCGATGGCAGCACCAGCGCAACGTCCAGCGACCCTGCGTATCAGCAGTTCGGTAAAGACCTTGGCGATTTCGTCGAGCAGAAGTATCGGCAGCTGTTGCGCAAGGACCTGGGCCAGGGCGGCAGCATCACCAGGGCAATCAAAGGGTGACCCATGGCACTTGAAACATTCACTTGGCAGATCGAGAAGGGCGCGGAGGGGGAGGTCTCCCAGCGCGTCCGCACCAAGCAGTTTGGTGACGGTTACAGCCAATCGGTATCGGACGGCATCAACAACAAGGCGCAGTCGTGGCCGGTGAGCCATAGCGGCAGTGCGGCGAGGATCAAGGAGATCATGGCCTTCCTCGATCGCCACAAAGGCGCCAAGGCGTTTCTCTGGACGCCGCCACTGGGTGAGCTTGGTCTGTACAAGTGCAACGGCTACAAGCCATCTCACCGGGGCGGCAACGCTTACACCCTGACCGCCACTTTCGAGCAAACCTTTCACCCATAGGGACCGCCAAATGGCATTGATCACGGACATCCAGAAGCTGGAGCCCGGCGGGGAAGTGCGCCTGTTTGAAATCGACGGCACTGAGTACGGTGCTGATGTGCTGCGCTTTCATGGGCACGCAATCCCGCACACACCAGAGGAACTGCTGGCCTATCAGGGCGCCCCGGATGAGCTTCCAGCCAAGTCGATAATCTGGCAGGGCAACGAGTACGCCGCATGGCCGGTGCAGATCGAAGGCATTGGTGCAGACAGCGACGGCAGCGCTACGAGGCCAGTGTTTGCCGCTGGCAACGTCAATAGGCGAATCACAGCCTTGTGCCTGGCGTTTGAGGATCTGCTGAAGTTCAAACTCACGATACGAGAGACCCTGGCCCAATACCTGGATGCGGCCAATTTCCCCGATGGCAACCCAACTGCCGACCCGACCCAGGAAGCGTTGGAAATCTGGTACATCGACCAGAAAACCAGCGAGGACGGCGAGGTCGTGCAGTGGGAGCTGTCATCCCCGGGCGAGATCGACAATCACGGGTTGCCTGGCCGGCAAATGACCACCTTCTGCCATTGGGCCATGACGGGCGGCTACAGAGGCCCTAATTGCCAGTACACCGGCTCAGCAATGTTTGACGATGACGACAACCCCACGGACGACCCGAGCAAGGACGCGTGCAAAGGATGCTTGAAGTCCTGCAAGTTGCGCTTCGGCGAGAACAACGAGCTCAATCACGGCGGATTTCCCGCTGTCTCCCTGATCGCCCGGAGCTGACTATGCGCAAACACATCCTGAGCGCAATCCAGGCGCACGCGGCGGCCGAGTACCCGAAAGAGTGCTGCGGCCTGCTGCTGGCCGTCGGGCGCAAACAGCAGTACTTCCCCTGTAAGAACACCGCGACCGAGCCGAACGAGGAGTTCCGCATCGATCCGGATGACTACGCCGCGGCCGAGGACCAGGGCGAGGTGATCGGCATCGTTCATTCGCATCCTGACGCCACCAGTCGGCCGTCACCGCGTGACTTGGCCATGTGCGAGGCTACGGCGCTGCCCTGGCACATCCTGAGCTGGCCCGAAGGGGATCTGCGCACCATCGTACCGGCGGGCAACACGCCGCTGCTCAAGCGTCCATTCGTCCATGGCGTCTGGGATTGCTGGCAGGTCTGCGCGGACTGGTACAAGCGGGAGTGGGGGCTGGAGTTCGAAGCCTTCCAGCGCGCTGATGGTTGGTGGGAGGACCCGGCCGGGCCGAGCCTCTACGAGCAGGCCTACGAAGCCGCCGGTTTCTACCGTGTCGACCAGCCGCAGCGCGGTGACATGATTGTCATGGCTGTGGGGCGCACAGCCCACCCGAACCATGCAGGGATCTTCCTCGGTGCTGATCCGGAGCTACCTGGGGAGGCGGCAGAGGTGTTCGGGCCTGGGCCATTCCTGCTGCACCACCTGTATGGCCGGCCGAGCGAGATCATTGTGTTCGGCGGGCCTTGGCTTGACCGAGCGCGCCTGATCCTCAGGCACAAAGATGCACAATCAACCACATGATGCGGCAGGGCCGCGGGAGAAGGGTATGAAGTAGCAGGTATTGAAACCGAGCCAGCATGCCATGGAGTCAATCCATGGCATGAGGCCCAACCTCAGAACCGGGTCTATCAGCTTTGCTGATTGGGCTGCTGGCGAAAAAAATACTGAGCGCTAACAATAATCAAAACTGGTGTCAAGATTCACTGGGCTTGCCCTTGCTTTCCAAGGATTCGACTAATCGCCGAGCTGCCGCAAGTGCTCGCTTTGATGTGGATGAAGAGCGTGGCTTCAAGTCCTTCACGCCGTCCCTGAAAAAGCTATCTTTAAAATGCTCCGTGTGTCCTTTGCATAGAGCAAGCTCATCGCCATGCTGGAGGACTTTTTGGGCGAATGCTAATGCAAATGGTAGTGCATGATCATTAATGTAGGTTTTCAGGTAATCTTCGTGAACAACGTCGATGGCCCAAAAGCGGCTTTTACTATAGCTGTTAGTGTTGTCACTATACTCATGGCGAATAACTCTCACCCATGGGCACATATCTGCTATGGGTTGAGGTTCAGTTGCCCGGGCGAGCACCATTGGAGCGCTTAAGACCGCTACAGGTAAGCATAAGTTGGCTTCAAAGTATTGATATGTCGGCTTTGGGAATGATGTGTTTTCAAGGTGTAGAGCTGCTTTAATCAAAGGCATGATGACTCCGTTGTAAGCCTCTTCTCCTGAAAGCTCTACTGTTTTTCCACGGCGGCCACATTTGCTGAATGTACTAGCAAAAGGCGGGCGTTTTATGAAGTCGTGTTCGGCCAAACCCAGTGCTGTGAGTATCGAGATGCTGTATGTTGATAGGTCTTCGTTCGTTGTGAGTTGAATGTCTTGATCTTTAAGCCCCGTTATCGTTGGGAAATTGGTTAGCCGGGCGGGATGCTGAGTTTCAAAAAAAATGAATGGCATTTCAGACTGCTTGCACTCTATAAGCAGGCTGAGATGAGGGGTGGTGCGTGGTTGGGGCGCATTGTAATCAAACAATGCCCTACGGGCGTAGATGTCGAGGGCACGTAAAGTGTTAGTGTCTCGATCTTTATAGGACCACTCTTCGTACAATCCGAAGTTTTCGCCTAGGGCTTTTGCTGTTCGGGTTTGTAGTGGGTAGCCTGACTTTTCTATTGCGGTGAGTAAATCCGCTTCCGTAATTCCCCCAGCGAGACAATTACGGCCTGGGTTTTTGACTGTAGCTTCCATGAGAGAAAATCCTTGTTCGACTTAGATGTAGCAGAAGACAACGAACGACCTCTATAACGATATTCCAAACGCTGCTAGCCCAACGCTTGTCCGGTTCTGGGCTACTTGTCGTCATCCTTGCGACTTGCTTCGACCTTGCGCTTCAGGCTGACGGCGAACTCGGGCTCCGGAGTAAGCGTCGAAGTCGACGACCCACCGAAGAGGGCTTTCCACCAAGACATTCAACGCTCCTTGTTAGTCGATCCGGGAAGAGAGAAAAAGCCCCGGGCTCTATTGGCGCTACCTATCAGTCTTCAGATTCTGATTGCAGGGTGTTGAAATACCCAAGTGCCCAGACTCGGTGCTGCTCCAGTGTTTGGCCGTTTGTTTCGTCAAAACCCAATGCTGCTCCGATATGCCAGCGAATGTCATGGAGCTTCTCTTTGGCGTAGCCGTTCAATCGCTCCTCATCATTGAGGTCATTGATCAATGCGCGAGCTGCAGCAAATATAGCGGCTCGTTCGAAGATCGTTTCTGCGTTTTTCAGTTCGTCGATCAATTCGCCCAGAGCGACTACGCGGGCTTTAATGTGGCTCATGTCATTCCTTGATTATCAAATCAGTAGTGGTTAGTTCGCACGAAAGTCATCAGGGTTGCAGGTGTCGGTAACCTGACACTCATTGACTGGCTGCCACGGCCCTTCGGGCTTATTGGTTTCGAGCCTGTGCATAGTGAGCACTCCTGCGTAATAGCTTCCTGGTACCCCAGGGAAGCCTATTTTGTCACCGTCCTTGAATCGGCCCTCGTAGATCTTAATTGTCTCGCCACTCTGAGGTGCGAGAGCTACTTCTACCCGCCCAGATGGCCGGCAGCGGATGGTGATGACTGCGTTCGTGCTGTGACCATTTGGAGATGGGTCGAAGGCGCGGACGATACCTGGCCAACCAGTGTCACGGCATCGCTTCGCAGGGATAGTTGCCGAAACGGATTCTGCCCAGGGCTTATCGCCTGATACTGAGGGCATGTAGGTCTCTAAAGATATTCCGAGTAGCGCGTCATGCGGTAGCGGAGAGAACCAGTCTTCAAGTGAGTTCCGGGTGCCGACCAGGGCGGGCTCGAAATTCTTCTTGATAAGGTCAGTTGACGCCTCTAGGAGGGCGCCGCCAACCGCTGCGACCACAGCAATCAGGACTTTGGAAAGGGACTTCTTGAGAGAGAGCATTGTTCGCATCCTTGCGTATGTGTGAGAAAGCCCAGCTGGGCCTAGAAGGGTTCAATTGTCGGAGTCATCTTCTGGATTGCCGACAAAAAGGAGTTTCACCTCTGCAAGCCTATAAGTGCGAATGGCTTCCTGCAGGCGGGGCTCATCCTCAAGAACTTCCTGGACGTAATCGTCAAGAAACCCCTGTATTGCCTGGCTTAGGCTCGCCTCATCCATTAGCGACAACAGGGTTAAGACGTCCCCGTCATTTTTCACTTTTACTTCAAGCTTGGTACGACCTGTATTTTTTCTGTTCTTGGGCTTTCCACTGAGATCGATATGCGCTGTGAGTAACTCAAATGGAACTCCGAGTGCTTCGGAAATCTTGTGAGCCACGGCAATTCTCGGATGAGCAAGTCCATTCTCATAGCGCGAAATTTGAGATGCCGTGATCCCCACAGCTTCTGCGAGCTGATTTTGATTCATGCCCGACTTCATGCGGTGGAACTGGAGGTTGGAGGCAAAGCTCATGTGCGCGACTCACGGATGTGCTGGAGGAATTGCGAAAGAATAATGAGGCGAGCTGCGGTATTTTTCAAATATTGCTTAAAATTGCGTTTACATGATTTATATTGAGTTGTATGATTTTTGAAAATCAGGCAGCTGGAGTGATGAAAATGGCAAGACCAAAAGGGCAGGACGGCAAGGTTCGAGGGATCAAGTTTCCCTTGGAAGTGCTGGAGTGGCTGGAATCAGACGCACAGCAGGCTGTGCGATCTTTCACTGGTGAGGTGCTTTACAAGCTGAAGAAGCTTAAGGAGATCGAGGATGCTGGAGAAAAGGCAAATGCCTAAAACGAAGAAGCCCCGGTGTGGGGACACCAGGGCTTCGGGAAACGAGATCAACTTCGAGGAAGAAATCGTCATGTCGAATAATAGCACAAACGTAATCCCGTTCAATTTCGGCAAGCAGCAGGTGCGTACGTTGCTCGTTGGTAGTGATCCTTGGTTTTCAGTGCAAGACATCTTGCGCTCTTTGGATTACAACGACAGCTACAAGCCAGCCCGAGCTGCAGCGCACGTTCCAGATCAGTGGAAGGGTGTGCATCGGTTGCACACCCTTGGCGGAACCCAACAAGCACTGATGCTTTCCGAGCAGGGCTTGTATTTCTTCATTGGCCGTTCCGATAAGCCAAAGGCCTTGCCGTTTCAGATGTGGCTCGCCGGCGAGGTTCTTCCTGCCATCCGCAAAACTGGCAGTTACACCGACAGCAGTAACAAAATGGCCACCTTGATTGATGATGTGATCGGCGTCAGCGGCACCAACCTGATTAACGGGGTCATCGGTCAAAAGGTTGCAAAGCTTCCTGCCGGGATTCGGCGGCAGGCGAAATACAAGCTTCACGCGGTCCTGCATACACGGTTCAACGTTCCGCGTACTGAGCTAATCCCAGCAGACAAGCTAGATGTAGCTTGCGAGTATCTGGCGGCCTACGCGCTTGAGGGCGAGTTTCTCCCAAAAGACAGCAGCCAGGGCAACGGCTTGCCTAGTCAGCTTTCTCCGACTCAGCGCTTCCTTGTTTTCACGGATCACGCAGGCCATCAGCAAGTGCAGCCCATCTCCCGGGAAGCCTGCGTAATGACCCATCGCGAAATGATCAGCGGAATGATCGCCGGCGACATCATGGTGTCGACGCCAGAGATGTTCGAGTTTCTCGCAGCTGTCACCGAGAACCTTCGGCTTCGCTCGCTGAACCAGGCGCGGAGGGCGGCAGCATGAATGCGCTGATGACTGTTCCGTTTCACGGTGTTCAGCTCTACTTGGTCGAGCATCAAGGCCAACCATATGTGCCGATGCGTCCTATGGTGGAGGGCATGGGTATTGACTGGTCCTATCAATCCAGAAAGCTGAATGCTTCGAAGCGTCGGTATGGTGTTGCTGTCATAGCAACCCCTTCGGCAGGCGGTGAGCAGGAGTCGATTTGCATACCTCTTAGAAAGCTTCCTGGCTGGCTGTCGACACTTGAGCCGAATCGGGTGAAAAGCGAAGCAGCTCGTCAGAAGATCGAAGAGTTCCAAGATGAGTGCGACGACGCCCTCTGGCAATACTGGAACGACGGTCACGCGGTGAACCCGCGCTTGCAGCAAGCCGCAGCCAATGATCAGGTAATACCTGTGGAGCGGCGCCTGCCAGTAGCCGCCGACAACTTCGACGCCGCCAAGCGCATCGCCAAGAGCCTGGGGCTTGAAGGCAATCAGGCCATCCTGAGCGCCAACAACATGGTCCGTTCGGCAATCGGCGTGGATGTGATGGAGATGGCCGGGGTCAAGCGGTTGGTAAACGAGTCTCAGGAGCTGAACTACACACCGACGGAGCTTGGCGCGAAGTTCGGAATGAGCGCAGTGAGCATGAACAAGTTGCTTGCCGACTGCGGCCTCCAGCATCAGGTCCTCTACAAGCCCGGCAAGAAACGCTGGGAGGTGACACCTGATGGCAAGTTGTTCGCGGTCATCACCGACACCGGCAAGAAACACAGTGACGGCAAGCCAGTTCAGCAAATCCTCTGGAAGGAATCGGTGCAGGAGATGCTGGCTAGGCTGGCTGATCAGCTTCGCTCCGGACTTCCCGCGGTGATCGCCGGCGGCTTTACGCGCTAAAGCCAAGCCTTGTACAAGCCATTACCTCGCTTCGGCGGGGTTTTGGCGCTTCCCGCGGATGATGGTAGATTGCCGGCATCTACAGGGAGATTTCGTATGACTGGAAACATGATGGCTGGCTTGGTTTTTCTGATTGTGCTGGTTGTCGTTTACTTTATTCCCACCTACATCGCGTATTACAGAGATCATCCAAATCGCATTGCAATACGCCTTCTGAATCTTTTTCTCGGCTGGACGTTCCTCGGCTGGCTGGCCTGTCTGATTTGGTCAGTCTTAGCCATAGAGAAGAATGAAGATGACCTGTTGGGTTCACCAATAAAGCCTGAAGACAAATATCAGCAGCTTGAAAAGCTTGGTGATCTAAAGGAGCGCGGATTGCTTACAGATAGCGAGTACCAGAATGAAAAGGCTCGCATTCTTGGCTGATCGGTACTTTTCGTATATCCCAGCGAGGGAACGACATGAAGTTTTTTGTAGGAGCGGTAGCGGTAGCAGTGTTGGCGGGGTGTTCTTCGGTTTCATCCCTTGAAGATGGAAGTCCAGAGCTCACTGCCTCAACGAAGAAAACACCTGAGCGATATGCCAAGTGCCTGATGCCAAAGTGGCAAGAAATCAATGCGGCTACCATCTCTACGGAGACAGAAACCGGGTATCGGTTGTTGCTGAATGTGGATTATGTAGGCGCTGCGGCGCTAGCCAATATTGATCAAGCCGGAACCGGGTCGCAGGTTCGTATTTATAAGTCGAGCGCGATCATTGGAAGTGGAAAGTGGGCGGAGACGGCCCGATCTTGCTTGTAACAAATCTCATGAAGGCCGCCTACGGGCGGCTTTTTATTGCCTGGAGAAAAGCTATGTCAGCTATTGCAATCGATTATCAGCCTTTAACAACAGTCAAGCTGTACGGGGCTTTACGTCAGTTCGGCCGCGAGTTCAGGCTATCGGTTAGAACTCCGGCAGAGGCGGTAAAGGCACTTTGTGTGCAGATTCCCGGCCTTGAGAGATTTATCTCGAATGCGAAGAGCCAGGGGCTTGAATTCGCGGTTTTCCGTGGGTCGAAAAACTTGCAAGAGAAGGAGCTTGGCTTCGTTGGTGATGGTGATATCCGTATCGCCCCAATCGTGGCAGGAAGCAAGCGAGCCGGGATCATCCAGACAGTGGTCGGGGTGGTACTGATTGCTGCTGGGTACCTGCTGTCTGCACCGACTGGCGGCGCAAGCCTTGCCCTTGTAGGGCCTGGTATTGCCCTGACCGCTGGCGGCGTCATTCAGATGCTAAGCCCTCAACCCAAAGGCCTGAAGACCAGTGCTGCCCCAGAAAACACCCCTGGATACGCCTTCGGCAGCGCCAGGAACACCACCGCCTCAGGTAACCCAGTACCGCTCTGCTATGGCGAGCGCCGGTGGGGTGGGGCAATTATCAGCGCTGCAATCTACGCCGAGGATCAGATGTGAGTCTTTAAACTCGATTAAAAGTCTTTGGTCGCTCCCGGGAAGCAAAATCCCTCACTAGAACCGGGGCGAATAAATAGTCGGGAAACCGACACCCTGACCCGATGAAGATCAAGTGATCGCCGGGACAGAAAAGCAAAACCCCCGGACGTTGGCGCGTACCGGGGGTTTTTGTGTCCCTCACCATAATCTGGATATGGAGAAGAAAGTCATTGGACTATAGCAAAATCATAAGAGAGGTACGAGAGATGGCGACGAAGATGCCCGCATGGCGGTTCATCCTCTTATGCGCATTGGGATTCTTCTGGGCTGCTGCATATCTGGCTGGAAACATCCCCTGGGACAAGATCCTTTAACGGTAACAAGCATTACACGCCGCCCATGAGGCGGTTTTTTTATGCCTGGAGGAAAGCATGGGCGCAGCACAGAAGCTGGATATCTATGGTGCCAAAGGTGGCTCCGACAAGCCGAAGCAGCCGACCGAGGCACCCGACAGCCTGCGATCTGTCGCTGTGGCCAAGATGCTGATTGCTGTAGGGGAGGGTGAGTTTTCCGGCACGCCGACGGCGCGGGACATCTTCTTGGATAACACCCCCCTGCAAGACTCTGCTGGCAACATGAGCTTCCCGAACGTGAAGTGGGAGTTCCGCAGTGGTTCGGTAGAGCAGGGTTACATCCAGGGCATTCCCTCGGTGGAGAACGAGACCACGCTCGGCATTGAGCTGCGCAGTGGTACGCCGTGGGTGCGAGCGATCAGTAACATCGAACTGTCGGCTGTGCGCCTTCGATTCGCCTGGCCAGCCCTTCAGTCGGTCGATTCCGGCGGCAACGTCAATGGATACCGGATCGAGTACAAGGTCGAGGTGGCCACCGATGGCGGAGCCTATCAGCAGGTGCTGCTCGAGGCCGTGGACGGCAAGACCACCAGCAACTACGAGCGTACTCGGCGGATCAATCTGCCTGCAGCCACCAGTGGCTGGCTCCTGCGGGTGACGCGCATCACCCCGAACCAGAACAACAACAAAATTGCCGACACCATGAACATCGCGGGCTTCACCGAGGTGATCGACGCGAAGCTGCGGTATCCGAACACTGCGTTGCTCTACATCGAGTTTTCGGCGGAGCAGTTCCGCAACATTCCTGCGGTGACCATCAGGTGTAAGGGTAAGAAGGTTCTTGTTCCGAGCAATTACGATCCGGAGACCAGAACCTATACCGGCATCTGGGACGGCAGCTTCAAGCAGGCCTGGACAGATAACCCGACTTGGATGACCTACGACATTACTGTTAATGATCGCTTTGGCCTGGGTCGTCGCATCAAGCCTTGGCAGGTAGACAAGTGGGAGCTGTACCGGATCGCTCAGTACTGCGATCAGCTCGTACCGGACGGCAAGGGCAGTCAGGAGCCACGCTTTATCTGCAACCTGAATCTGCAGAGCAAGGCCGATGCCTGGAGCCTGTTGCGCGATATCTCGGCGATCTATCGCGGGATGACCTACTGGGCCCAGGGCCAGGTGTTCAGCCTGTCCGATATGCCGCGCGACACCGATTTCGACTTCGCCTACACCCGGGCCAACGTTGTCGATGGGAAGTTCACCTACTCGAGCGCGTCGGAGCGCACTCGCTACAGTCGCGCACTGATCAGCTACGACAACCCGGCCAACAACTACGACACCGACGTCACCTCAGTGACCGATGCCAAGCTGCAGCGGCGCTATGGCGACAGCCCATTGGAGATCAGCGCGATCGGCTGCACCCGGGAATCGGAAGCTCAGCGCCGCGGCAAGTGGGCTTTGCTGACCAACTCCAAGGATCGAGGCATCAGCTTCAAGGTGGGCCTTGATGGGCGCATCCCTTTGCCCGGCTATGTGATCCCGGTGGCAGATGAGCTGCTTGCCGGTCGGGCAGTGGGCGGCCGCATCAGTGCGGTGGCTGGGCGCGTAATCACCCTTGACCGCGATACCCAAGCCAAGGCCGGCGACCGCCTGATTCTCAATCTGCCCAACGGTAAGTGTGAGGGCCGCACAGTGCAGTTAGTCAGTGGTCGTCAGATCACCGTCACCACGGCCTATTCCGAGGCACCAGAAGCGGAGTTGGTATGGGCACTCGATGCAGACGACCTGGCCATTCCGCTATATCGAGTCACCAGCGTTTCCAGGCCAGAGCCTGGCGTGTTTGAAATCTCAGCGGTGCAGTACGACCCGAGCAAATTCGCACACATCGACACCGGCGCCCGCCTGGAAGAGCGGCCGATCAGCGTGATCCCGATCACTGTGGTTCCGCCGCCGGCGAGCGTGACCCTGACTTCAAACTACGCGGTCGACCAGGGCATCGCCGTCAGCACCATGAACATTTCGTGGCCCGCGGTGAACGGTGCTGTGGCCTACGACGTGGAATGGCGCAAGGACAGCGGGAACTGGATCAAGGTGCAGCGCACTGGCGCGACCAGCGTCGATGTGACCGGGATCTATGCCGGCGCCTACCTGGCCCGGGTACGGGCTGTGAGCGCCTTCGATATCTCCTCAATCTGGAAAAGCTCGAACCTGACCCAGCTCAAGGGCAAGGAGGGGTTGCCGCCGGCGGTATCGTTCCTGACTCCGACAAGCCTGGTCTACGGCATCCGGCTGGACTGGGGCTTCCCTGCGGGTGCCGAGGACACCCAGCGCACCGAGATCTGGTACAGCAAGACCACGTCGCTGGCCGACGCGATCAAGCTGGGCGACTTCGCATACCCACAGGCTCGGCACGAAATGCAGGGCATCCTGGCGGGTGCCTCGTTCTTCTTCTGGGCGCGCCTGGTCGACCGCACCGGCAACGTTGGCCCGTGGTACCCGACGGGAATAGGCGTCAACGGCCAGGCCAGTTCTGACCAGAGCGAATACGAGGAGTACTTCGCCGGCCAAATCGGCGAGTCAGCGCTCGGCCAACACCTGGGCGATCGAATCGACCTGATCGACGGCCCGGTTGACCTGCCCGGGTCAGTCAACAATCGCATCCAGGTTGTATCGGGTGAGGTTTCGGCGATCTCGGAAAAGGTTGACGGCGTGTTTGCCCAGGTGAACCCGCCGATGGCGGGCTCCACCGAGGACTTGGCCGGATCGACGGAAAGCTTCGTTGGCGTCTGGTCGGTGCAGTCGGCGGTGATTGAGGGCGACGTTGCCACAGGCAAGCGCGTGGACGAAATCCAGGTGCAGCAGGGTCAGAACAGCGCCGCGATTCAGACCGTTAGTCAGGCCCAGGTCGCTCTTGATGGCAAGGCCTCGACGATGTGGTCGGTGAAGATGCAGATCGATTCTGCCGGTCGTTACGTTGCGGCAGGTATCGGTCTTGGCATTGAGAACGGCCCCGCCGGGCTGCAGAGCCAGTTCCTGGTGAGCGCGGATCGCTTCGCCGTGGTGAATGGTATGGGCGGTGGTGCGCTTGCTGTGCCGTTTGTTGTCCAGAACGGCCAGGTCTTCATCAACCAGGCGTTTATCAACCAGGCCTTTATCAAGGATCTGGTGCTGGGCATGACGCTCAGATCGGCAGCACTCAATAGCGAAGGCTTACCGTTGCTGGAAATCAACATACCAGCAGGGACGCTGACGCTACGTGGCCAGTCAGCGGAAGGTTCTACGTTGCTGAACAACAGCGGCATCTTCGTTTACGACTTGAACCATACAGAGCGTGCTGCCCTGGGGAGGCTTTCGTAATGGCGTTTTATGGAGCCAGAACAAGGAATGCCGCCGGGGTGGAAACGCTCAACACGTCGACCATGGGGATTCGTTCGATTGTGACCAAGAAGGTCACGGTCCCACCGATCACTAGCGACTTCACCAGCTTCATCGATATGCCGGAGATCACCGCAGCTTCGTTCGTTTGCGTCACGCTTCAGGACGCTTCTAAC